CGGGAAGAAAACGGATAACTGCGTAGCCGTTACCACTCTTATCTACTTCTGCTTTCCAGAAGCGATCGTCTTCGTTCTTTTTGGTTGTGTTGGTGAACTTATCAAGTTCTTTAGTGAGGCGATCCATTGAAGTGTCGCGCGAGCGTTTCAGTGATGCAAATGATTCTGCCATATAATATTCCTTGTATTTTGAGTATGATTCGAAGTATGTTTTCTTAACCACTAACTACCATGTGCTGCATTATTATTTAGTCACGAAATTCCCCTTATAGAAAAACTTTCTTAATTATTTTTGTCAGATCCATCTTATTCATATGTATGAATGGGCTATATTTACGAATAGATTTACTCACATCTGGCCAGATGATCGTGTCCTTAATTTCGCGATCCCATTTAGGTAGATAATTTAAAACAACATTTGATCCAACAAGTGTTTCGATACTTATTTTCTTACCAAGATATAATTTAAGAATTTCTGGATGCCCACCTGCTACAGATTCCCAGAGTTCTGCAGGATTAGCTGTGCGAAGTTTTTCTTTCGCAATCAATAGATCCTGTTCAAACATATACGAAAAGGATTGTATTCTTTTCTTCCAATTCGCATAAGTTTTTTCAGCATTGACGTTTGATAATTCTCCGATCCATTTTGTTTTATTATTATCAACAAAATTAGAAACGAAAAAATCTGTCAATTCTTGATCGTTATATCGTCTTTCTATTTTTCGAAAAAAGAATGTGTCCTTTCTCTTCTCAAAAGATTCATTCGTCATTGCGCGTGTCTTTCCACCATAACGAAAATAATCATAGTCCGTCGTGAAGTGTAACTTCAGCGCGAGATATCTTGTATATGCTTTTGTGCCTTCCATACTATATTATACTCTCATTTAATCGGATTGTCAAGATAATATTTTCTAGCGTATTGTTCTGAATTAATATCGATAACACATTTGAAAACAACAACAGATCTGAGTTTATAACACTCTCTCGTGACAGGCATCGCCCTGTGACGTATGTTAGCATTGAATATAACTAATCTATTTGGAACATATGCGTTATAATGAATAACATCGGTTTTATTTTTATTATAAAAACATGTTCCACCCTCCCATTCAACATCCCAATTACATAGAGGATAATAGATTGCGGTATAATCTCCATCATCTGAATGAATTAATCCATCAGTTCCATACGTGTGAGCATTAATATATGCTCTAGCAAAATCACACTTATACTCTCGAGTTTCAATAATTTTTTTCTGTATTTGTTCCCACAGCTTTATAATATTTGGAGTTTTTTCACTAATTTTTTGAATGTCTTTATCTGATGCGACGGGTAGATGTCGAACATCTTCAAATATACTACTGTGCCAATGCCAACTGGCTTTATGACCACTGGAAGAAGACCAGTCTGATCGTAGTGGTGAAGCCTTTACTTCTTTTTCAATAATTTTATGTGATTCTTCATCCATAAAATTATCATATGTTTTAATATTTTCGACATTTTCATTGAAATTAGTAATTGATTCAATTTGAGTATTCAAATCGGCAACCTCGCAGACTTTTTCTTTTTTAACATATTATTAGATAGTGCTTCATTCTTGATCAATCGTTTCATTTTGATATTGATTAATTTAGGAACACTTTCATATTCTAGTTTAATTTCTTCACAAACGTATACGATGGCTTCCATGTAAGACATTTTTTTCGTCTTAACATACGTCTCGACTAGATCAAGAAATTTTTCTTGGGTGATGAAATTTAATTCATCGAGTCCTTCGGGTTGTTCCATAGACTATACTCCATTGTGATTATCATAACTATTATACTTCATTTGGAGTTAATTGTCAAGGTATTTTTGATAAGTCTATTCACTATAACTGCAATCGGTTCTATAGAAGTTATATAATCTACAGAAGTGCCGCAATATATTATTCCATCTTCTGGATCGAGTATACCTTTCAATAATCTATCTGTAAAATTTCTTTTATCAGTGGAATCCATATTCCATACAAGAGCTTGTTTTTTTAAAAAACCTATTCTTTTCAAATCACTAGATGAAGATGAAATCAATTTATTTTTGGAATCTAAACTGAGTCTACTTTCCAAACATGCAGCAAATAGAGTTCCAATTGATATCGCTACAGCGCCATTATTCATATAATAATTTACTTGTTCTGATGAATGAATTCCACCAGATACAATAACGCGATCATGCTTTTTATTATTGAATTGATCTAGCGTTGTAAGTTCTGAAGATACACCAGCAGATTCTTTTCCCTGAATACTTATTACATCCGCTAGACCAGAAAAATCATTATTTCCCTTGATAATAAATTTTATATCATGATCTTTCAAAATATCAAAAAATTTATTTAAAAGTCCTTTTGGATTTTTTTGAATATAAATTACAATATCATCGGCACGAAGTATTTCGATAAATTTTATTTTTCGGTCAATAAAATACGATGAGTTATTAATAATATCTTCAATCCTACAACTCATAATTAAATTCGTATGATAGTGATCACTCATGTAAGATTCGATTTCTGAATCAGTTATTTGTCCAATAAATAGACCTGGCGTTATACCAGCTTTTGCGGCTGAATCAGCTAAGTTATAATCACTCACTTGATTCATCGTTGCGCATATAATTGGATACTTACTGGACAAAAACATGAAATATGCTCCTGATAATTATGGATATTACACTTATAAAAATTTTAAGACATATAATAAATATGATATAATGACAATTGCCGATTCTAACATTGGTGTTAAGTGGAATTACAATGATGATTTTTTTAGTTCATATGATTGGGCTAAAGAACCAGTAGAAACATTATCAGAACTTTATAAAAATAGAGCCATACAATTAAGAAATGATTATGATTATATTATTCTTATGTATAGTGGGGGATCTGATTCATCGAATATATTAGATACATTTATAAAAAATGATATTTATCTAGATGAAATATGTCACTTAACTGATTCTTCTGGTTCTGACAGTTTTCTCAATAAAGAAATATTCATCACAGCTAAACCGAAGGTTGAAAAATATATATCAGAATTGAATTTAAAAACATTACATCGAAAAATCGACATCACCGACATGATAAAAAAATTTTTCAATGAGAATAATAAATTCGATTTTATTCATACATGCAATAGTTTTGGTGCACCAAATATGCACATCAAACATAATATATATAAGAAAATACCGATATGGGATAAATTAATAGATAGCGGTAAGAGTGTAGCTATTCTTTGGGGTTGTGAAAAACCACACATCAAAGGCAATTTATCCAAGAGAACTTTCGCATTTCACTTTATAGATATTATTGATGGAAATATAAATCAATTCCATCAAAATGCAAATTTTAGAGGTATAGTAGATGAATTATTCTATTGGGCGCCAATAGACGAATGTGCAAAAATAATCATAAAGCAAAGTCACGTATTAAAAGAAAAAATTCTTAAATTAGCTGGAACTCAATCCAATATTAACACGCAAAAACATATTTTAAATTGTGGAGGATATCATTTAAAATATTATATTTATCCATATTTCGATTCACTTGAATACAACAATGAAAAATCTTTAACGGGAAATTTTCTAAGCAGTCGTGATGAATGGTTTTGGAAAAATAGTAATGAGCGAAATGTGAACATATTCTTAAATGGTATCGAATATATGCAAAAAACTATTAATCCTTTCTGGTTAGAAAATTCTATAGAGTTTAATGGTAGAGTTTTTCCAAAGGAAATAAAAAAGATGCATTCGAAATTATATCCTCTTCAATAAATTTAAAATTATCTGTATATTCGATTCCGTCTAAAATATTTTTTGTAAAAAATGTCACATTCTTCATCTAAAATTTCCTTTATTTCAAATATATCTTTAATATAGGAGTATTCCATTTAAAAATTATATCTTTATAGAATAGTGGATCTTTTGTGATTTGGTTGAAAAAAATTCTAAATTCGTTTTTTATTTCTTCTGAAACGTCGCGATGAATGTATATAGTATTTCCTCCATCAAATTTAAAGTTGGGGATAGTTTCTGAAATTGCTGGTATTTCTTCTATTCCGGACATACGGTTAGGTGACGTAACTCCTAATAATCTTAATTTATTTGCTTTATATAGCGGTACTGCTCCATTGATCGCTGCGAAGAATAAATCTATGCGTTCTTCAGATACATCCATCATTATAGGTATTTCACCTCGTGTGCTGGGATACTGAATTAATGTATAATTCAGTCCTAATTTTTTAGTATATAATTCTATTAACTCTTTTTTTCTTAGACCATTATTTCCAAAAAGCAAATCTTTTTTCATTTGAAATTTTGGCGAAGAAGTTAGTATGTAATAATAACTGGAAATATCAAAGAGTTTTATGAATGTATTTTTATTAAACTTCCTGATCTCTGGATATTCTAAAGTTTCTATATCATAATCATCAAATATTCCTAAGAACGAACCATCAGTCTTCGACTCAGCTAAAAGGTTCATTGCGACAATTCCTTCAGCTCCTGCTCTATAAATCAACCGCGGTTCTATAGAATGTCTCATCATAGATGATTTTAGAGAAATCAACATCTGATTTTTATTTCCTGTGCTACCAGCACTTCCTGAATAAGTTATGATATTAATTTCTTTAGGTATTTCTATAGAAAAACTAATATTATAAACTAAGATGAAGCTCAAAAAAATCGCACATCTAATCTGTTTCAACATATTTCCCTGTCTTATCTCCTACAATTGCGATTCTTTCCATCCATCTTGGATAGGAAGCGTCGAAATCAAAATTTACTTTATGCATCGTGCATCTATTATCCCAAATAATTAAATCGTTGGGTTCCCATTTATGAGTGTAAACGTATTTTTCTTGTATGACGTGGTTTTTTAAAAAATCTACAAGATCATTTCTAATTGCACCTGATAAATTTATTTTTAAATGTCTATACGAAAAATATAAATGTTTTTTATTTAAAATTGGATGTGTTTGCACTAATGGAAAAAGAATATCTTTATTGACTATGCCTCGTATATCACTTTTATTATCTCGTATTATCGATAATGGATCTAAAATAATTTTCATTTCATCAGACAAATCACGATACGCTGAAATCAAATCTAATAGAGAAGTTTCTCCACCAGCAGGTGGAATCATCACACATCGAATTATTGTATATTTTGGTGGCGCTAATAAAAATGCATAATCTGTGTGCCAATAACCACCTATGTTATCATTAGATTTTCCGTCGCCCACAAATTTTTTCGCTGCTTCGTTTGCTAAACAAAATAGCCATGGTTTATCTTCAGAATATTTATTATAATCATGATAAAATTCGCCGAAAAATTTTGAAAAAGAAACAAGTTTTTCTTGCGTATCAAATCCGCCGCGAAATACCATCACACATGGATCTTCAAATGGTGTAAAATATTCCATATCAACTCCTATACTTGAATATATTTCTTTGTATGTTGCGAATACCATATATCTGACCATGTTTCTGGTAGATCATTTTCAATATCATACATATGACATAATTGCTTATATAGCTCTTCAATCCCATTATTTACTATTGCCATCCTCGGTTTGATTCTAAAGTTCCAGTCTATAGGATATAACAATCCATCTTCCATACGAATGAGTTGTAAACCAAAAGAAGCATTTCTGATTTTTTCAATCTTAACGAAATTTCTTATAAATTCATTTTCTGGAACCTCATTATAAAACAGTTTATTAAATTTAGATCCTATGTATTCTCTACTATTTTTCCATATAGTGCTTCCCGCACGAGAAAAATGTACATTCGATCTCGAATTAACAACACCGTAAATAGTATAAATTTCATATTCAGAACTCATACACGCTCTCTGAATACAATATCCATTTCTAAGATCTTTATTTTCAAGTTCAGATTTAAATCTAAAAACATCAATAATAGAATCATAGTCTTTTAAAAAAAGATCACGTGTTTCATATCGCTTATATGAAAAAACTGGTTCCTTATCTCTAGGATCAATAAAATATTTTTGTTCTACAATCGGAATTCTATAATTATATGCGTTTGATCCACCAGAACCTATGATTGGTTTGATAATAAAATTATTCCATGTTATATCATCAATGGAATTAATTCTTTTAGTTTCAAGACAATTAAAACCGAATTGTTTAAGATATATCGGCATTCTATCTTTACGAATTAATTTTTCAGTAACAGATTTCGGATACCATCTGTCTGTTAAATCTGATATCTCTAAAGATAAATCATCAGACCATGCTAGATAAACGTAATCTACATCTGAAGAGAATTTACTATATGTTTCGTATTTAATATTGTAGATATCAAAACAATCTTTTACACCTTTCAAGAAACTCAAATCCTGTTTAAAATAATTATCTTCTTCACGGAATTCAAAATCATCCGCGTTTTCTATTCCGTCTTTAATAGCCTTAGTAAAAAATGTAACCTTCTTCATTTACTATGTTTTCTTATAAAATATATGATTGCCTATGGATCCTATTTTTTTCAATTTCCAGTTCGGAGTCACAGATACACTATGAAAGAATAATGCACCATCGGTGAAGTCAAAAATCCTATCCATCAAAATCGCTTTGGCTAAAAATAATGCTCGCTCCCATTTCGCGATATCTAAAATCTTTTCCGGTCGACCATCACAATACCAAGAGAATTGACAACGATTCTGAATCGGCTTTCCTTTAGAGTCATGTGGTCCTTCGTAAACAACTGAGCATATATCCTTCGGAAATATGTCGCTTGTAGATCTATTCTTTACAACAAGACCTACAGCTAATTGTCCAACCAGTGGTTCGTCCTTCGATTCAAAATATATTGCCTTGGCCATGCATTCCATGTGTTGAGTATTTACCTCAGTAAAATTTTCTTCTGCTCTAACTGTCGTTGGGGATTGACTGCACGATATTATGAATAGAACGCCCACTATAAATCCGATGAAATATTTCATCTTGTGTTCCCTCCTCTTCTTTTGACAAAATCACTCCTGTCTTCAATACGATTAGGAATAATAAATGAAAAACACAGATTGTTTTGATGACAAGGAACAACCTGCAAATCCTCGTGAGTTTACGCCGCTAGGCGAAGATCCTCATTGTAAAATGCGTCGTTTGCATTTATAGTTTTGCTTCATTTACGTCGATCGCCTGACGTGCTGTCTGTTCCGCTACTCGTCTGCCCTGTCGAAACCAAGACACCCCCATCAGTAAGCACTCATCACACGCCGTATTATAAGCGATCAACCTTATAATCTAACAGACATCAAAATGCTTACTGGTGGAGATGGCGGGAATCGAACCCGCGTCCAGAACACCTTTTACTTCACTTCATACAGCAATAATTGCTACAACAAAATTACTTCTTTGCAGCGTCTTTCTTTACTTCTTCTTTTTTAGCTTCTGCTTTAGGAGCATCTTTCTTAGCTTCTGCCTTAGGTGCGTCTTTCTTAGCTTCTACTTTAGGTGCATCTGCAGCGAACACTTGTGAAGCAAACATGGTAACGATAATTGCGATAATTGATTTCATAAGAAACTCCTTAGTGATTATAATATACATAATATAAAAAAACGTCAACATATATTTAACGCGCGAACTATAGATTCGTTGACAAGTAATCTATTTATTATACTTCTCTAAAAAATCCATCAGAATTGTCTCATAATCCTCCCGTTTTTTCTCAAAAATTTGTGGCGCACCATCTTCTAGAGCTATTACGACAACAATATCGTCCGTCTTGATACCAGTGACTTCTTCAAACATTATTGCGTATGCTGTGCACTGTAGAAAATAATCTAAAATATAATCTTCTGTTTTTGGTCGAGTAGAGCTCTTGATATCAATTACAGCATTAGAATCTTTCCATGTTCCGATTACGTCTGTCCTTCCAGCGAGTCTCAGTGTATCTGATATCAGACCAATTTCTACTGCTCGAACAAGTTTCAAATTTTCCACTATAATTGGTTCAATAGATCTGAACATTTCAATATTTAGTGGCATTTCTTTACGGAAATCCATCTCCTCGTTCATAACGAATCGTTCGACCAATTTATGAACAGCTGTTCCGCGTCTAGCTGCAGTTCCAGAAATTCTATTGGCGTTTGCATTTCCAATTCGCTCCCGCCACTCAGCTAGAGATTTTCGCTTTTCTTTTCTTCGACCGAGAACAGTTGTTACTGATGCATATTTCTGTCCACTAGATCCAAGATAAAATCTTCCGTTCTCAGTTTGAGTTGCTTTAATGTCTGGAAGTGATATAAGATCATGTTTAAATTTATTCATAATATATTATACTACACCTATAGATAATTGTCAAGGCATTCTTTCACATAATATTAAAATTTAATTTGGCATTGATATATTCTTTCACAAGCTCTGATCGACAAATATCTTCTCTAT